TGGCCGAACATTCTTACGATGGTCTTTAAGACGTGAGAATCTGCATCGTCTACCATCAGCGCCTCGGCGACATTATCCGCGTCCTGCCGATTGCGCGGCATCTGGCCGGCCAAGGTCATTCGGTGTACGTCGAGTGCTTCGATCATTACTGGGGGCTCTTCTCCTGCGTGAGCTACGTGCGGCCCTCGGATCCGAAGCAGCGCGACAAGATGCGCTTCGGTCGCGTGCTAGAGCTCGAGATCTGGCCGCACCGATACGACGAGTACCGCGCGAGCGGGAAACCGTGGGGCGACTTCGTCTTCGGGCTGTTCCCTGAGTTCGCGCAGCTGAATCAGCGGCCCGAGTTCGACCTGATCGACGAGCAGCCGCCGCTTGAGGAGTACGGCTTCAGCCGCGAGATCTGCCTGCTGGCGCCGTTCGGCTACTCTCAGGGCAAGCAGCACCACGCGGGCAAACTAATGGAGACCTGCCGGCGGGTCGCCAAGCGGCCGATTGTGTTCCTCGCGGACGAGGCGCAGGAGGCGAAGCTGCTGACGTGGCGCGTGCCGCAGACGATGATCCTGCGGGCCAAGTCGCCGGCGCACCTGCCGCGGATCATCCGCGACGTCGAGGAGATGTTCACCATCAACTCCTCCCCGTGCATCATCGCCGGCGCCGTGCGGAAGGAGTTCTGGCACGTATCGTCTGGGGTGGCCCAGGATGACGCCTTCTCGCCGGCCTCGCGCGTTGTGACAGTTGGCGATTAAGTATGGCCGCAGTACGCGACTTCGATCCCGTGCAGCTGGCGCTCGACCAGGGCGCCATCTTGGAGCAAGCCGGCATCACGTTCTCTTACCTCGGCAGCACGATTACCGGAGTCTGGTCTTCAAGCCGGAACCTTTTTGACGAGTTCGAGGATCAACGCCGGGATGACGTGAAGTTTACGGTCTTCTTCACGACCTCCTCGGTGACTGGAACGCCGGCGCAGAGTCAGACGCTGGTGCGGGCCGGCACGACCTACTTCGTGGAGCAGGTGCGGTTCGACGCGGAGGGCGCGGGCTGCGAGATCGATGTCGCGAAGGTGATATGATCGCGATCACAATCGAGAATGAACGCTTGTCCGCGGCGCTGACTGAGCTCGCGCGCGCCTCGCAGTTCGGCCTTGGCCCAATCATCAAGGAAGAGGGCCGGTATCTCACGCAATTATTCATCAAGTTCACTCCTCCAAAAAGCAAGAAGCAGGGCGTGAACGCGGTGCGGAAGGACATCGGCAAGATGACTGCGGTGCTGGATTACAACACGCTAAAGGCTAAGGCTGCACCGGGGAGCATCTACGAATCAATGGCGCGGATGGTTCGTCGGCGCGAGACCGAGAAGCTAAACAACTTACTGCGAAACCCAAAGATCTCCTACTGGGGAGGCCGGCGAGTTCTTTCGGACATCACTCAGGTCGCAGAGGTGCATCTGCGCGCGCGCAACAAGTACGGCCGAATCCCGAAGGATCAGAACGTGGCAGCCTACAAGACCGATGCGCGACGCTATCGGAAAGCAATTGAGGACCGCGTGGGCTGGACCGTTGCCGGATGGATTCCAGCGGCGAAGGCGACTAGGGCTCGCTACAAGAAGTTTGCGGAGCCTCTAGCTGAGAAGGCCGGCGACGTTGCGTTTTGGTTTGGTAGGGCAAACGAGCGCCCGGTTTTTATCGCTGCTCGAAATCGCAACGTGAAGATTCCGAATTACCAGCGGATGATCGACGGCGCGTTTAACTCCCGCGTCTCTACAACGACGAAAAAGGTAAAACGGCTCCTAGCCGGAAAGGCCGTCAACCTAGGTTTTACTCGTGTCGAAGGCGCGCAACCTGTACCGGAACTGGGCGCACAAACGATGCCACAACTTCTTGCCGCGTGAGCACCCGCACCAACATCCGCAACGCCATCGGGCTAAAGCTGACGCAGGCTAGCGTCGTGCCAACCGCGAATCTACTCAAGGGACGGAACAACACGCTAGCCTCGACGAGCTTCCCGTCAGCCGCCGTTTATGCCGTCAGCGAGCAGATCGAGGTTCGAACGCTGTCGCCGTCAAATCGGACGCAGTACCGGACGCTGCAAGTGATGGTCGATTATTTCACCGCCGAGGTGGCCGGCTCGACGACGATCATCGACGACCTTTTCGACACGGGCTCGGCTGCGGTTGAGGCCGCGGTGCTCGCTGACGTGACCCTGGGCGGCGTCTGTGATGACCTACTTCTGACGTCTGTCGATTATGTGATCGAGCCTGACGAAGAACGTCGTTGGGGCGTCGCTCGTCACACCTTCTCCTGCATCTATTTAACCACCGACTAAAATGGCGAACCACTTAGGCCGCGAAGGCACCGTCAAAATCTCGTCGACCACCATCGGCGAGCTCCGCAACTACTCCCTGGCTCACTCCTCCGACGTCGTCGAGGACTCAGTCATCGGCGACACCTACCGCACGCGGAAGGCTACGCTGAAGACTTGGAGCGTCAATGGTGACCTCTACTGGGACGAGGTCGATGCCGGCCAGATCGCGCTGACCATCGGCTCCACCGTGACCGTGAACCTCTATCCCGAGGGCATCGCGTCGACGTCCACCTACTACACCGGAAGCGGCATCGTGACGAAGTTCGACATCAGCGCCGCGTTCGACGGAATGGTTGAGGGCTCGATCAGCATCGAGGGCAACGGAGCGCTGTCCACTTTGACGGTCTGAGGTGAAGGATGGACGCTATTGACCTAGTTCGCGAACACTTCGCTTCCCTCGGGACCAAGAGAATCGAGGTGCCCGAGTGGAAGCTGACGATCCACGCCACTCCCGTCACGCTCGCTGAGAAGGCGCGCCTCTACAAAAAGAGCCGCGAAAGTGATATGGAGCTTCTCGTCGACATCCTTCTGATGAAGGCGACGAGCGAGGACGGGAAGAAGTTCTTCACCATCGAGGACAAGGCGACGCTGCTCAATCGTGCGGACTCCAACGTCCTCGCGCGAGTGGCGAACGCCATCCTGGCCGACGATGCGCCGAAGGCTGAAGAGCTAAAAAACTAGCCGGCGGCGAGGCTGGTGCCGACCTCCTCGCCGTCTACGCGCTCGCGGATCGTCTCGGCAAGTTCGCTCACGAAGTCCTCCAGATGCCAGCTCACGAGATGAACGGCTGGATCGCCTACCTAAACCACCAGCAGCGAACCCAACACCGCAATGGCTAGCGCAACCTTTACCCTACGGGCCGTCGACGCGACGCGGGCTGCGTTCGCCTCGGTGCAGAATTCGCTGACTCGGCTGGAGAACCAGACGAAGGGCATCGCGAAGATCACCAAGCTCGCCTTCGGCGGCGAGGCGGTGCTCGGCACGCTGAATATGATGCGGCAGCGGCTCGACAAGGTGGTCGAGTCCGGCGCTGATATGGGCTTCTCCGACGAGCAGATCGCGGCGGCGATTCGCTTCGAGGACGTTATCAACGGGCTCCTAAATACGCTGACCAAGATCCCGCTCGCGATGGCGCAGATGGGCTTCGCGATTGGCAATGCCTTTGCTCCGCTGACTGAGGGCGAGATCGAGGAGCGGATCCGCCGAATCAAGTTCGACCGTGCGAAGAAGGAGATCGACGGAACGGTCGAGGCCACGCGCAAGCTCCAGCAGGAGTTCGATCTCCTGAGCGTCACGCAGGGCCAGGCCGCGGACGAGGCGCGTCGGCTGGCAATTGAGACGTTCAAGCAGGCCGTCGCGACAATGGCGACGGATCCCGCGAAGGGAATGAAGCTTCAGCAGGATGCGCTTGCGATGCTGAACCGCTCGAAGGAAACGGGCGTCACTCTCGACAAGGAGATCGTGGAGGCGCAGCGCGAGCTCAACAAGACTTTGCCGGAGGCGCAGCGCGTCGGGCTGTCTCAGGCAGAATTAATCGACGGCCTGCGTAATCGCTACAGCACGTTGACCTACGAGGTTTCCCAGCTGAACGTCGCGTTGTCGGCCTTCAAGGACGTGGGCGGTCCGGTCGGCGCCACGCAGGAGCAGATTGTCGCCAAGCTCAAGGAGCAGGCCGTGGTTTCCGCCCAGCTGAACAAGCTGCTTGAGGAGCAGAGCAAGGTTGCGCTTGAGGCCGGCCAGATCACGGCAAGCGCCTTTGAGAACGCGATCCTTTCTGGCGAGAAGCTGCGGGACACGATCAAGGCGCTTGCTCGCGACCTTCTCACGCTGCTCTTCCGGCAGCAGATCACCGAGCCGCTGGCGAAGGGCATCGGCTCCTTCTTCAAGACGCTTCCCTTCTTCGCCAACGGTGGACCGATCACCGGAGGCCAGCCGGCAATCGTCGGCGAGCGCGGGCCCGAGCTCTTTGTCCCTGGCACCTCCGGCCGCATCATCTCCAACTCCGCGATGAAGTCCAACGGAGGCACGCCGGTGGCCTCTGGCGTCACGGTCAATTACCACATCGCCGCCGGCGTCACCCGCGCCGAGCTCGTGCCGATCCTCGAGACGGAGCGCAAACGCCTCAAGGCCGAAATCCCCGATATGGTGCGCCGCGGTGGCGCTTATCGCGCAGCGTTCGCCTAAGCTATGGCAATCTCCTACCCACTCACGCCGCCGTCGCCGTTCCGCATCTCGAAGCTGACGCTCTCGGGAATGAGCGCGACCTCGCGCAACGTCTCGCCGTTCACGTTCCAGACGCAGCAATACAACTGGCCGGGGCAGGCGTGGATGGGCTCGGTCGAGTGCCCGCCGATGACGCGCGCCGCGGCCGAGGAGGTGATCGGGTTCCTGCTGGCAGCACAGCGCGGCACGTTCTACTTCCAGGACTACGCGAACACCTCGGCGCGTGGGAACGTGACCGGCACGCTGACCGTCAGCAGCGCGACCGCCAACACATCGACGCTCGGCATCTCAGGCGCCACCGGCACCTTCGCGGTGGGCGACTGGCTCCAGATCTCGACCTCGCTTTACAAGGTCGTCCAGGTCAACTCCTCGAGCAGCGTGGATCTTTTCCCGGTCTTGCGCTCGAGCTACGCCGGCGGGACCGCGATCGCCTACTCGAACGCCAAGGGCGTCTTCCGGCTAGCCGAGTCGCGCACCGAGTGGTCAATTGAGCTCGCGAGCATCTACGGCATCAGCTTTTCCATCGCGGAGGACGTCGCGCAATGAGCATTACAACCGCAGGCCGCACGCTCTCGGCCGATATGGTGACGGAGGTGACGACGGTCCAACTAGCGCCGGTCATCCTCGTCTCGCTTAGTTTTCCATCTGCTTACACGCGCCTCTGGACCGGCTACGGGACGCTGACTTACGCCGGCGTTCCCTACGTCGGCATCGGCACCTTCGGCAGCATCTCGCCGATTGAGGAGACGACCGACCTCGCGGCCCGCGGCATCTCGATGCGGCTCTCGGGCGTGCCGACCGCGAACATCGCGCTTGCGCTGACCGAGGATTACCAAGGCCGCGATTGCACGGTGCTCTTCGGCGCGCTCTCGCCCACCGCCGGCACGCTGATCTCGTCGCCGGTGACGGTGTTCCAGGGGCGGATGGACGTGATGCAGATCTCGGACGACGGCCAGTCCGCGGACATCACGATGACGGCCGAGAACCGGCTCGTTGATTTCAAGCGCCCACGGGAGGTGCGCTACACGCACGAGGAGCAGACCGCGCTTTTCCCCGGCGACCTCGGGCTGGAGTTCGTGACCGCCATCCAGGAGAAGGCGATCTATTGGGGCAACCCGAACCAGACGCAGCAAACTAACTGGAACGGGGGCGACAAGACGGGCGAAACCGGCTACGAATGAAGGCTGCCGACATTCCCGCGGAGCTTGCGCGCTTCATCGAGGAGCGGCGCAGCCAGCCGTTCGCGTGGGGCGCGAATGACTGCTGCCTCTTTGCGGCTGACTGGGTCGCGCGGGCAACCGGTCGAGATCCCGCGGCGAACTACCGCGGCACCTACTCAAGCGGCATCGGCGCCCAGCGCATCATCGAGAAGGCCGGCGGGATTTTGGAGTTGGCGCGCGAGCTTGGGCTCGAGCCGACGCAGATCGGCCTCGCTCGCCGCGGTGACGTGATCGCCCGCGATGTGGGCAACGGCATCGGGCTGGGCGTCTGCGTGGGTAACGCTGCCGCCTTCGTGGGCCGCGATGGGCTGGAGTTCCTCGACCTCAACGGCGCCGCCTGCTGGCGCCTCTAACTATGCCGCAAGTAGCCGTCGTCGTCTGGATCGCTTTGATGGATGTGGGGCTGAGTGTCGCCGCGGCCAACGCGGTGATGTTCGTGCTCAAGTTCATCGCGACGACTGCTGCCTCGATGGCGGCGTCGAAGCTGCTTGCGCCGAAGGCTCCGAGCTACTCCGACCCGTCGCTCACCGACCGCTCGCAGATGATCCGCTCGCCGATTGCGGCGCGGCAGATTGTTTACGGCCAGACGAAGACCTCGGGCGTCATCGTCTACATCTCAACGACGGGAACAAAGAACGAGTATCTGCACCTCGTCGTCGCGATGGCCGGTCACGAGGTCGAGGAGATCGGCGACGTCTACTTTAACGACGAGCTCGCGCTGACTGGCGCGGGCAGCGCCGCCCAGGGGCGCTTCACGGGCTACGCCGAGATTTACAAGAAGCTCGGCAGCGATACGCAGACGGTCGAGACGAACCTACAGACGGCGACATCCGGCCTTACCGACGGCAAGTGGACGAGCAATCACCGGCTCCGCGGCATCGCTTACATCTACGTGCGCCTCGTCTGGAACCAAGAGGTCTGGACCGGCGGCATCCCGAACATCTCCGCGGTGGTCAAGGGGAAGAAGGTCTACGATCCGCGGACGACGACGACGGCTTACTCGGCGAACCCCGCGCTCTGCCTGCGGGACTACTTGACCAGTTCGCTCGGGATGGCGATGGACTCGGCCGAGGTCGACGACACGGCCGTGAGCGCCGCGGCGAACATCTGCGACGAGGACGTCGAGATAAAGCCGGTCACCTCGCCGGCCACCTACGAGAACCGATACGAGGCCAACGGAGTGCTCTACACGAGCGCCTCGCCGGACGAAAACATCGGCAAGCTTATCACCGCGATGGGCGGCCTGATCGCCTACTCGGGAGGCAAGGTCGTGGTCTATGCGGCCGGCTACCGGATCCCGACCGTCACGCTGACCGAGAAGCACTTCGCCGGCCAGATGACGGTGCAGACCAAGACCTCCGCCCGCGACCGAGTAAACGGAGTCAAAGGCGTCTACGTCTCGCCTGAGAACGACTGGCAACCGTCCGACTTCCCGCAGATCACGTCGACGACCTACGTGACCAAGGACGCCGGCATCCGTTACTGGCGCGACGTGGCGCTGCCGTTCACGACCTCGCCCGCCTGCGCCCAGCGGCTGGCCGTGATCGAACTGCGCCGCGCTCGCGAGGAGATCACGATGACCGCGCGCTTCCGCCTCGAGGCGATGCAAGTGCGGGCCGGCGATACTGTGATGATTACCAACTCGAAGATGGGCTGGAGCCAGAAGGTCTTCGAGGTGATGGAGTGGAACTTCGCGAGCGATGGCAGTCCGCCGCAGCTGGCAATCGAGATGACGCTGCGCGAGACGGCGTCGACGGTCTATGACTGGACCGTCAACGACGAGATCTACGTCGACGATGCGCCGAACACGACGCTGCCCGATCCGTTCACCCTCTCCGCGCCGACCAACCTCACGCTGACCGCTGACGGCACGACGCAGCAGATCCAGGCGGATGGCACCGCGCTGCCGCGCATCCTCGTCTCGTGGTCCGCGCCTGCAAACGAGTTTATCCAGGCCGGCGGCAACGTAGGAATCGAATACAAGGAGAGCACTTCGACGACCTACCTTACGTGGAACACGGTCCCCGGCGATCAGACGAGGGATTACATCTCAAGCGACGTTAAGATCGGACTGACGTACAACGTGCGCATCTTCGGCGAGAGCTTCTTCAAGGTCTCGACGTCCTACGTCAGCGCCACGGTCAATGTGCAGAAGGACACGGTGGCGCCTAGCATCCCGACCGGCCTCGTCGCGACCATCGGAACGGGCTCCGCGGTGGGCCTTGACTGGGATGATTCAACCGCGCCTGACTTCTCCGAGTACGGCATCTACCGCAACACGACCGGCGTGACGCCTGCCAACGCGAACACGAACAAGATTGCCGAGGTCGATGCCTCGCGTTTCGTCGACGTGGACGTCGCGGTCGGGACGACGTATTACTACTGGGTCAACGCCTACGACGCGCTCGAGAACGTGTCGGGCTTCGCGACCCGCGTGCAGGCGACGCCAGTCGCGATCACCGCCGGCGCCGTCTCCAGCGTCGCGCCGTCGACTCCGAACGCTCCGACCTACGCGAGCGAGACAACCTACCTCGCGACAGACGGCACGGCTCTGGCCCGCATCACAGTCACGGCGCCGGCGATGCCGACCGGCGGGGCGCTGCTCCAGATCCTCTACCGGCGCAGCGGAGCGAGCGAATACGTGGTTGCGAACGTGCTCTCGTCTGGTTCGATTGCGGCGTCTATTGATGACCTTGCTCCTGGCGTCGCGTATGAGTTCGCGGCCCGAGCGATCTCATTCTCGAACACGCCCAGCGCGATCTCGGCTACGCTCTCCCGCACGGCTCCGAATTACTCGGGCACGGTAACCACGCCGGCCGGCGGCGCAATCTCCGCGGATGGCGTAAAGCCTGCCTACGTCACCGGAACGACGACATTCCTTTTCGGCACGCGCGTCTCTTGGAGTCCAAACACGCAGTCGGACTTTTCCTATTACGAGGCCAAGGTGACCGGAACCAATTCGGACGGCGCGACCGACTACTCGTGGTCGCCAGCTACCGGATCCAACGCGCCGATCACGACGCGCAACACGGAGTGCTTTTTCTACAACGCAACCCTAGCCGCTGGCTGGGTTCGCGTTCGAGCAGTCAATCGGACGGGAAGCTTTTCTGCGTGGGCAAGTCTGGGCAACGCGAACGGAGCAGCCAACATCGGCACAGGCAGCATCTCAAAATATGCTGACTCGAACGTCACGACGACCGGCATCAAGACCGGCGGCGGAAGCAGCACGCGGCAGATTAACGTCATCTTCTCGGACTCGGTCGTCGTCACGCTGGCCGGAGGCGCTAGCACCGAGAGCTTCAACGTGTCGCTGACCAACCGCGGCTTCGGGGCCAAGCCTGACATCGGCACCGCGCAATGCGCTTCAAACGCGAACCTCGTCGCGGCCTACGACTTCGATGCGGCGGGCAACTCAAGCACAAACGCGGTCGTGCGCGTGACCACGCTTGACGGCACGAACGTGCCAGCCGGCAACGCGCGCTTCTCGGTCGAGTTCACCGACTACACCTGACCTATGGCTCTCCAAAAAACCTTCACGCTCCCGAGCGGCGTCTCGGGAAATTACATCCGGCTGGTGACGCATCGCTGGGACCGCGCCGCGCGGGAGTCGTCTGCGCTGTTCGCGCTCTACGTCGACGCGGCCGCGGCTCAGTCGGGCAAGGCGCCGCTCACGCCTTGGATCGCGAAGCTCTGGCTGCGCGGCGACAAGTTCGACCAGTATCTGAGCAACGCGGAGCTCTCGAGCCCAGGCATCCTCGCGCAACTCTACGTGGCCGCGAAGGCCGAGCCGATCAGCTGCGACTTCGGAAGCGATGCACTCGCGGACGCCGTCGACGTCTGACTGTCAGATTCCGCCGGACAGAATTTTGAGAAAAATAGTTGACCGCGGCGCGCGGGTCTGCATTGTCGGTGGTGTCGGAGGCAATCACGCCCGAGACACCACAACGACAAATGACCGCTCCAATCCAATCCGGCCAGGTTCTCGAAGCTCGCAGCGCTTGTGACTACGACTGCGTCTTCTCGGTAAAGGTTATCGACCGCAAGGGCTCCTTCGCCACGGTCGAGGCTCACGGCAGCACGAAGCGCGTGAAGATCCGCAGCGATGACCGTGGCGAGTACGTCTACGCGCTCGGCAAGTATTCGATGGCGCCGATCTTCCGTGCGGAGGTGGCGTCGTGAATCGCCTCCTCGCGCTCCTCGCGCTGGCTTCCGCCAGCCACGCCGCGCCGCCGGAAAGCTTCTGGCGGGCCTTGCATCAAGTCGAGACCAGCGGCCGCCACGGCGCCATCGTCGGCGACAACGGCCGCAGCCTTGGACCGCTCCAGATCAGCCGCGCCTATCACGCCGACTCACGGGTCGGCGGCAGCTACGAGCAGGTCACCGATCTCGCCTACGCGCGCCGCGTCTCGACCGCCTACCTCAAGCGGTACGCGCCGGCCGCGTGGGCCAAAGGCGACGTCGCGACCCTCGCCAGGATCCACAACGGTGGGCCGACCGGACACAAGAAGACGGCGACTCTGGGCTACGCTGACAAGGTTCGGAGGGCCAGCCGATGAGCTACGAGGCGTTCCTAGATGCCAAGCGGCACGTCGGAGCAAAGCACGGATTTGAGCCGGCGTTTATTCCCGACAAGCTTTTCGACTTCCAGCGCGCGCTCGTGACGTGGGCGGTGCAGCGCGGACGGTCTGCCATCTTCGCCGATTGCGGGTTGGGCAAGACAGCGATCCAGCTTTCGTTTGCCGAGAACATCGTGCGGCACACGAATAAACCCGTGCTCGTACTGACTCCGCTTGCGGTTGCGCGGCAGGCCGTCGAGGAGGGGGCGAAGTTCGGCATCGATTGCGTCCGCTCTTCGGACGGATCCTTTCCGCCTGGGGCTCGCGTGGTCATTACCAATTACCAGAGGCTCCACCACTTCGACCGCAATCAATTTGCGGGCGTGGTCTGTGATGAGTCTTCAATCCTAAAGAACTTCGACGGGATGACGAAGTCGGCCGTGACTGACTTCGCGCGGAAGATTCCGTATCGGTTGCTTTGCACCGCGACGGCTGCGCCGAATGATTACATCGAGCTCGGGACATCAAGCGAAGCGCTCGGAGAGATGGGGTTTTCCGATATGCTCGGGCGCTTCTTTAAGAAGCAGGGGCCAACAACCTCGCGGTCGGACGAGCACCGCGCGGGAGTGTGGAGATTCCGCGGCCATTCCGAACGCGAATTTTGGCGCTGGGTCTGCTCCTGGGCGCGCGCCGTTCGCCGGCCGAGCGATATGGGATGCGACGACGGGCCGTTCATCCT